AAAATGAGCAATCTAGATAATCTTGTTGAAGTGACTATTGCTGAAGACGAAGATTTCCTTAAAATAAAGGAGACTTTAACTCGCATTGGTATTGCTTCTAGAAAAGAAAATAAACTTTATCAATCCTGTCATATTTTACATAAACAGGGTAAATATTATATTGTACATTTTAAAGAGTTATTTGCTCTTGATGGAAAATCAACTGATTTCTCTGATGAAGATAAAGGTAGAAGAAATACTATCGTAAATCTTCTAAAAGAATGGGATTTGGTTTCAGTTGTAAACCTAGAAAAAATTGAATCTCCTAGAGCACCTATGGGACAAATTAAAATTATTCCTCACAAAGAAAAAAGTGAATGGGTTCTAGAGGCAAAATATAATATCGGCAGAAAACGAAATAGATAATAGGTAAATATATTATGAAAATTTTTGATACACCACTATTAACACACCTGTATTCTTTTAATAAAAAAGAACCTAAAACTCCCGCAGAAGAAAAACTTCAACAAATCCAGGAAATTTTGTTCCCTCCTTTGAAGCGATATACTGATAAGGATGGAAGAAAATTTCACGTGGATTATTGTGCTGATACTAATTTACAAGCAGCACTTCACGATTTAGAAGATGATTTTAATGATGAAAACACTAGAAAAACTATTAAAAGTGTTGAAGAAAGAATCATCAATGTAAGAAAAGTATTGGAATTTAATCAACCATTAGATAGTGATGCACAATATGTGATTGCTGATGATGTAGAGAATATTGAAGAGGATTAAAATGAGAAAGAAAACTATCTTTGCTACTATCGTAGCAGGAGGAATTTTTTGTGCCGGTTATCTAGGGTATGCTGATGTCCAAGGATTAGAATCAGTATCATCTCTTATATTCCTACATAACAAAAAATATAACTATAAAATTGTTAAAATTGTAGATGGAGACACAGTAGAATTTGAAGCAAAATTCTTACCAGACCCTCTCAAAAAAACTCTCAAATTAAGAATTGATGGTGTTGATACTCCAGAGAAAAATCACCTTGCAAAGTGTGATTTAGAGAGAAAGAAAGCACAAAAAGCAAAAGAGTTTACCACAGAACAAATCCAGAACGCTAGGGAAGTAAGAATCATTCTCAAAAAGTGGGGTAAGTTTGGAGGAAGAATAGTTGGGGATATCTCCTTGGATGGTAAACTTCTTAGCAAATTATTAATTGACAATAAACACGCTGCCGTATATATTGGCGGGAAAGGTAAGAAGAAGGATTGGTGTAAATGAGTAAAGGAGCACAGTTTATTTTAATTCTTATTACCTTTTTGTATTTTATTGGATTTGTTTATATTCAAGAAGCATATTCACATAGTTGGTATGATAAATGGTGTTGTGATGAAAAAGACTGTGCTCCTGTAATTAAAATGGTTCGTCATAAATCAAATAAAGGTTGGTTAATGACTTCAAAACACGGGACAGCATTTGTTCCAGATAATTCTAAGTTAGTTAAGATGTTGCATTCGGAAGATTCTAATGTTCATATTTGTATTGGTAATTTTGAGCAGCATCCATATTCTTATGATGAAAAAGCAAAAGAAAGTTCTGGTTATGCACGATGTGTGTATTGGCCAGTAAGTTAAACAAATGAGGAGAAAGAAAGTGTTTAATCGTTTTTACTCAATTGGAGTAGGATTTCTTATTGTTTTAGTGTTTGTGTTAGTTGCACTAACATCAACAAAAGCAGAAGCGGCCATTAAATGGGTTGATGGACAACCGGTATTTTACAAACAAAAAATTGTTAAGAAAAAAGTATATTCTAAGAGAAAAAGATATGCTAAGAAAAAAGTATATTCTAAGAGAAAAAGATACGCTAAGAAAAAAGTATATTCCAAAAAAAGAAGGTATGCTAAGAAAAGAATTTACAAATCACGAAAAAGTAGAGTGGCACGTTCTGGGTTAACAAAATTTAAAGGACACAGAATGCCAGTTTCTGTAGCAAATAAATTACGTGTTGTTGAATCTAAGTTTGGTAAAATTCGCATTTCATCATCTTGTCGTCCAGGTGCAACAGTAAGAAAAACTGGTAGACCTTCAATGCATAGATATTGCCGAGCAGTGGACTTTAATCCACCACGGGGAAAATATAGACAGGTTGCACGTTATCTGAAAACAACATGGGGTGGTGGTGTTGGGACATACTCAGGCCGATTTAATCATATCCACATCGATGACCACCGAGGTCGTTGGCACAATTAACGAGTTTGTGACTATAGTTAAAGTATATGAACCTAAAGAGTATGATTTTGTATATAGATTTAAATTTGCTATGATGGCAGACAGCCATTCAAAAGTTATAAGGAAAAAAAAGCTTGACAATGATACTTAATAATGATATAATATATATATTAAATGAAGGAGAGGTGATATGAATCAAGTACAAATTCAATACCAAGACACTATGGGGAACTGGATTACACAACAAGTGGTTGATAACATTCAACCATATATCATCCAGTGTATGAAACAAGTAAGCTTTAATTCATCAGGTAAAAGAGTTAGGGCAATTGATTCATCAGGTCGTGTTATAGATATTCTATAAATAATGCGGGCGTGGTGGAATAGGTAGACACAAGAGACTTAAAATCTCTCGACTTAAAGTCGTGCCAGTTCAAGTCTGGCCGTCCGTACCAGAAATATTCCCTAGTAGCTCAGTGGCAGAGCAGACGGCTGTTAACCGTCCGGTCGGTGGTTCGAATCCATCCTGGGGAGCCAAAAATAGTTGACATGAGAAAGAACATTTATGATCTTGCTTTTTACTGATATTTCAGATTGGTACATGCCAATCAAAACAGCAGGTGCTTATAAAATCGCAGGTCAACTAAGAACTATGGGTCATGAAACAAAAGTAATTAATGACCTGAAATGGATTCTTGAACACAAAAAAAAAGATCTGTATGAATATTTGGATCATACCAATCTGGACTGGGTAGGATTTTCAACCACCTTCATGAATTTTTCTAATCATCATCAGGTTGGATTACGAACTGTTTATTATGACAAAGAAACATCAATCAAGATTAATGACCTTTTCACAGAACTTCTAAACTATTTCCGTGATCGAGGCATTACAACTGTCATGGGTGGCTTTGGTGGAAGTTCACACGATATTTGGGATTCAGGACTCATGGATTTTTGGGTTCGTGGTATTGGTGAAGGTGCTATAACGAAGTTTGCCAATGAGTTTCATAGCGGAAAAATTTCAGCGTACACAGATAATGGAATTATTCAATATGATGCATATGGTTTGACGTATGACTTTCACAATGATCAGCGTGTGTTTTCCACACAAGATGCCGTACTATATGAAGAAGCATTGCCTATAGAACTTTCCAGAGGTTGTCGTTTCAAATGCAAATTTTGCTCATTTCCACTTCTGGGAAGACAACCTTCTGATGATTATGTGCGAGGTGAGGAATCGATCTACCGTGAATTATTACACAACTATGAGAATTTCGGAACGATTGATTACTATGTTATGTGTGACACGTTCAATGAAACAACTGACAAGGTGAATGTGTGGCGTCGTGCTATTGAACGCACGGGCTTACCTATTAGGTGGACCGGCTACTTGCGTTTAGAGATGTTAGAGAAATTTCCAGAACAAATTAATATTCTAAGAGATACTGGTATTATCGGTTCGCAGTTTGGTATTGAGACATTCAATCTTGCGGCGGCAAAACGTATTGGAAAGGGTCTTCCACGTGAACGCATACTAAGAACATTAGAAAGATGTCGTGAATCATGGGGAGAGGATGCGTTTCTGCACACAAGTCTTATAGTAGGATTGCCGCATGATACGCCGGACACTGTTACTGAATGGTGTGAAATGCTTCTTCGAAGAGAAACTGCGTTGTCATCGTGGATGCTGAAAGATCTCCGCATCAGGTTGTATGATGCATCAAAAGATATTTTCAGTTCGGATTTTGACAAAAATCCAGAGAAATATGGTTTTCGCATCCATCCTGATGGTTGGGAATCAGAACATTGGACTTCAGACACAGCTTTTCAGTTCGTTAAAGATTGGGAACAGAAATTTACACAAGCAGAGGTCAATGGATATACATCATGGAAGGCGATGTCCTTTAAGTCGCTTGGATTTGATTTATCAGAACTGGCAAAGGTTCGCATCGGTTCCAAAGATCATGATATTCAACGAAAGGAAGCTGAGAATCTGGCAATTTTATCAAGAATGGAGTACGCATCAGAAATTCTACAGATTTCTTGATAAATACAAAATAAATAGTTGACACAAACAATAATACGTGATACTATACAAACATAATACGATGCAATACAAGGAAAATACAATGGATTTTAATAAACTTAAGAAGAACCGCAAAGCAGATCTGAACAAGCTTCAGAATGAGCTGAACGAATCATCGGGTGGTGGCAAACTTAAATAAGGAAAGTAAATGATTAGAAAATTAGGAAAATACGAATCATTTTTTGCAGTAACAAGTGTGTTACTTGTTACTGGTAGTGCTATGCTATTTTTAGGATATAAACTAATTAACTTATGAGGAGAATTAAAAATGCAAGATTACATGTTAAAACAAAAACAGGAAGATAAATTTTCAGCAATCTTAATCGGTAAAATGTTTATTTTATTAACTGTTATTACTTGTTTTTCTCTAGCTCTAAATATCTAAAATGTATGATGCTTGTTTTTATGTTTTAATGTTTTTGTTATTTTTAACATCTTTTACAACATTAGTATTGACAATATTAAGATTAACAGGTAGCATATAACTTATGCTACCTTTTTTTATTTGGAGAAAATATGACTATTATTAGATTTAGTGATGAGGAAGTTTTTGGAACAGATTCGCAGGAGTATGAAATTCTTGTAAATGCTGTTGCTAAAGTAGAAAATACTGAAGGTGCAATTGTTGAGATTGGCACACGGAGAGGTGGTTCTGCTAAAATGATTATTGATACTCTTGTTGGTAACAATAATACAAATAGGTCAATGTTCTGTATTGACCCATATGGTAATATTGAGATTGATTGTACTAATCTTAATATGACTCTACATAATCCTGAAAGAAAAATTGAAGGCGATCCTCAGTCAAAAGAAATTACATCTAAGCAAACATTTGATTATGATAATAAAATGAGGAATCGTGTCATCCCATCGTTATATTACTATGCTTATGATGCTGGTCTTAATTTTAATTTCTTTTGTTTAGAAGACTACGAATTTTTCAATAGATATTCAGATGGTGTTCCTGTATATAATGATGAAAAAACACTTTTAAATCAATATGCATTTGTATTTTTTGATGGTCCTCACGATAATAAATCAGTAACTTTAGAAACAGATTTCTTTTTAGAAAGGTCTGTATCAGGAACTGTTTTTGTTTACGACGATATTTGGATGTATGACCACGACAAAACTGAAGAATCTTTATTTAACAATGGATTTAAAATATTAGAAAAACAAAATATTAAAGCAAGTTACAGGAAAGAATAATATGTTCAATAGAAATGAAGTCTTAAAAGATTTAAGACATAATGTTATTGAAATCACTTTCAATGAAGGTGTAGTAAGACTTACACTTAAACCAGATCTTTTACCTAAAAGATATATTGAAGAAGATTATAAGGAAGAGAAGAAGTTTCACGAGGAAAATAAAAAACTTATTTCAGCATTTAATGTAATGAATGGTGAATATTTCACTTTTGATATTGCTAATGTTAGATATGTTCAAATTATAGATGGTTATTAATAATGATAATAGGGTTTACTTGCGGTGCTTTTGATTTGCTTCACGCAGGTCATATTGCGATGTTAAAAGAATGTAAAGAACACTGTGAATATTTGATTGTGGGATTACACACCGATCCAACTATTGACAGACCTACAACAAAAAATAAACCAATTCAGAGTGTTTATGAAAGATATTTACAACTAAAAGGGTGTGAATATGTAGATGATGTCATTCCATATGACACAGAGCAAGATTTAGAAAACCTACTGTGTGTTGAGGATATTGGTATTAGATTTTTAGGAGAAGAGTATAATAATTCAGGAATTGATATAACTGGAGAAAGTATATGTAATGAAAGAAATATAACTATATACTTTACATCTAGAAAACATACTTTTAGTTCAAGTGAATTGAGGAATAGAATTAATGAATCACATCAATAATTATATGTATGAAGTTCAAGATATTGCACTGGGAATTGACAGACAATCAATTCATAAAATGGTTGCTTATCTAAAAGATTATAAAGATATGGGTAGAGTATTTGTTTTAGGTGTTGGTGGTTCAGCAGCAAATGCTTCTCATATGGTAAATGATTTAAGAAAACTTTGTGGTATTGAGGCATATGCTCCTACAGATAATGTAAGTGAATTATCAGCAAGAACAAATGATGAAGGGTTTGAAACTACATTTGTTGAGTATTTAAAAGTTTCAAGATTTAGTGAATATGATTGTGTGTTTGTTCTTTCAGTTGGTGGAGGAAGCAAAGAAAAAAATGTATCAGTTAATCTTATCAATGCGATTGACTATGCTAGAAAAAAAGGTGGAACAGTTCTTTCTATTGTGGGAAAACCTAATGGTTATGCTGTTCGTGCTTCTAATGCTTCTGTTGTAGTTCCGTACATTAAAGAAAATAGAGTTACTCCACACTCAGAAGCATTTCAAGCAGTTATTTGGCATTGTTTAGTTTCACATCCAGATTTACAAGTGAATCCAACAAAATGGTAAAACAAAAAGCAATATTTTTTGACAGAGATGGAACACTGAATCATCTAGTTGATAATAGAGCACCTTGGACTTTTGGAGAGTTTAAATTTATTGATGGTGCAACAGAAGCAGTTAGACTTGTTAAAGATTTAGGATATTTAATATTTGTAGTCACTAATCAACCTGATGTAAAAGATGAAAAAATGACTATGGATACTCTAAATGAAATAACAAAACATTTAGAAATGGAACTTGAAATAGATGATATTATGATTGCTTTTGATAGAAACTCAGAACTATATAAACCAAATACTGGTATGTTAGAACATTTGATTGATAAATATGATATTGATGTAGAATCATCATTTATGATTGGTGATAGATGGAAAGATGTTATGGCAGGAAATAGAATGAACTTGATTACTATTTTTCTTGGAACCTATGATAAATGTCTATATACTATGCCACATTATGCAGTTGATAATGTATTAGACGCTTGTAAACTTATTGGAGATAAATATGGTTAAATTATTTGCTGATGGTGCTGATTATGATAGTATCGTTGAGCTTTCAAAGAACGAAAAAGTAGTAGGATTTACTACAAATCCAACACTGATGCGGGAAGCAGGTGTTGAAAATTACGAAGAATTTTCAAAAAAAGTTATTAAATATCTAGCAGAAAATAGACCAAATACATCTTTAAGTCTAGAAGTGTTTGCTGATGAAAAAGAAGAAATGATTCATCAAGCAAGAAAAATTGATTCTTGGGGTAAAGAGCGAGACTATGATGTTTATGTAAAGATTCCAATTCAAAATACAAAAGGGATTAATAACTATGATGTTATTGATACTCTTAATTTTGAAAATGTAAAATTAAATGTTACAGCTGTTTTTACAACAGATCAAGTTGTAGATGTTATAGAAAGAGTTGTTTCTGAAACTCCGATGATTATATCAATATTTGCTGGTAGAATAGCAGATACTGGAGTAAATCCAGAAGAAATTATTAGTGAATCTATTTTATATAGAAAATTAGTGAAACCAAGAACACCTATTGAGTTTCTTTGGGCTTCTTCAAGAGAAGCATATAATTATGTTCAAGCAGAAAAATCTGGTTGTGAAATTATTACAATGTCACCAGATTTAATTAAAAAGGTAGATAAATTCGGAAAAGATTTAGATTTGTTTTCAATTGAAACAGTTCAAATGTTTTACGATGATGCAGTAAAATCAGGATACAGGATAGACTAATGGGATTTGAAGAGAACGAAATTTCAGAAAATGCAAATGGTGGAACTGAAATTGCTAAAAGAATGCTTGGTGATATTATTGACCCAAAACTTCTTGAAGAGTTTCAAATTATTTGTTCCAGACAAAGAGATTTTGATTGGGAAAAAATTAGAGTTTTCTGGTGCCACGATTTGCCAGAAGACCCAGAATCAGCAAAATTCAAAGATAAAGAATTTTTAGATAGTTTTCATAAGTTTGTGTTTATTAGTGACTGGCAATATCAAAGATATCAACTAGTTCACAATCTTCCATATGATGATAAATCTATTGTGTTGGAAAGTGGTATTGAACCAGCACCAGAATCTTGTTTACAAAAAGATAATGACACAATTAGATTGGTATATACATCAACACCACAACGAGGACTAGAGATTCTTGTTCCAGTGTTTAAATATTTGACAGAACGTCATAAGAATATTCATCTTGATGTGTTTTCAAGTTTTAAAATTTATGGTTGGGACGAAATGGATAAACAGTTCGAACCATTATATGATGAGATTAGAGAACATCCAAATATGACATATCACGGATTTGTTCCAAACAATGAACTAAAAGAACACCTAAACAAATCACATATTTTTGCCTATCCTTCTACCTGGGTAGAGACAAGCTGTAGAGCAATGTTAGAAGCAATGTCTGCTGGTCTTGTTTGTGTACATCCAAACTATGGTGCATTAGCAGAAACTTCTGGTTCTTTGAATATTATGTATCAGGGAAATAGTGATAAAGGAAAACACGCAAATGTGTTTGTAAATCATTTGAATGCTGCTATTGAGTTTGTTAAAAGCAACAACCACAAAGATATGATTAACTTCAATAAAACATTTGTAGATTCTCGATATAATATTCAGAGAATTAAAGGTATGTGGGAACTTATGATGAAAAATCTTCTTGATGAATATAAAGAAAAAGAATCTAGAGGCAAACCATCAGAAGTGTTTGTATATGATTCACAATGATAGTTTCGAAAACACCTTTAAGAATTAGTTTCTTTAGTGGGGGTAGTGATACCCCTGCATTCTACAAAAGAGAAGATGGTGCTGCTCTTTCTGTAACAATAGATAAGTTTATTCACGTTATTGTGAGAAAAACACCAAATCTTCCTATTAAAACTATGTTTGATGTTGTTGATGAATCAGATAACATTGAAGAAATGAAGCATATTATTTCAAAAGAATCTCTTAAACTTTTTAATATAGATTCTGAAATAACAATAGCATCTTTATCAGATATATTTTCAAATGGTTCTGGTCTTGGTTCGTCTTCTGCCTTTACTGTAGGTCTTGTTAATAGTCTATTTAAGATAAATAATACAGATGCATTAAAAGAAACAATAGCAAAACGTGCTTGTGATATTGAGATGAATAGGTGTGGATATCCTGTAGGAAAGCAAGACCAATATGCAGCTTCTTATGGTGGGTTTAACTTACTAAGATTCTATAGTGATGGAAATGTTAGAGTTAGGAAAATATATAATAATAATATTCCAAGATTAAATGATAATTTATTGTTAGTGTACAGTGGAAGAGGTAGAGTTGGAAATGATTTTCTTCAAAAACAATCTGATGCTATGTTAAATGATGAAAAATTTAATAAAGTTAGACAGAATAGAGATTTGGCATTTGAAGGAATAAAATATATTTTATCTGGAGATTTAGACTCTTTTGGTGATCTTTTACATCAATCTTGGATAAATAAGAGACAGATTGTAAATGATATTACAGAGGATTATTTGGATAATATTTACAATATAGCAAAAGAATCTGGTGCTATTGGAGGCAAATTGTTAGGTGCTGGTGGTGGAGGATTCTTTGTATTTTATGTAAAGGAAGATAAAAGAGAGGAAGTTATTCATACTCTTAAAAATAAAACAAATTGTAAGATTTTTCCTTTCAAATTCTATGACGAAGGAACTAAAATTATGAGTTACGAATAGTTCTTGACAATTACAGAAATAAGGAATATAATATCATATGTCAGAAAATAATAACGTAATTCAATTTCCAATAGAAAAGATACAACAAAAAACAGACTATGATGAAAAAATACTTTCATCAAACATTTTAGACATAAAAGTAAATCATATCAATGAAGCTTTAATGATTATACTACCATCATTATTTAATAATATTGATATAGCAGGATTTCCTCCCTCAGAAGCAATTGAAGATAATGATGTAAAGGATATTAATCTAATAGTTGAATCATTAAGATCTTTACTTTGTAAATATTATGATGTAAAACATCCTTTTCAGGATTTAGCAGAGAAGGTTTTTGAAAAAGAAGAAGAAACTGACGAATATGCATTGACTAAAAAATTAGATTTAGAATTTGACACTGATAAAATAGGAGAGGATATAAATATCCAATAAGAATATGATTATTGTTGATACAAGTCAGGTTATGCTTTCTAACTTAATGATGCAAATTGGAAATCATACTAATGCAAAATTAGAAGAAAATATGGTAAGACATATGATTTTGAATTCTTTAAGATCTTATAATATGAAATTTAAGAGTGAATATGGAAAAATGATTTTATGCTGTGACGGTTCAAACTGTTGGAGATATAATCATTTTCCATATTATAAAAGATCTAGAAAGAAAAATAGAGAAAATTCAGAACTAGACTGGAAGACTATTTTTGAGTTCATAAACAGTATAACGGAAGAGATTAAACAATATCTTCCATATAAAGTTCTAAAATGTGAAGGTGCTGAGGCAGATGATATCATCGCAACCTTGGTAAAGCAAAATAAGGAAGAAAATATTCTGATTCTTTCAGCAGATAAAGATTTTATTCAGTTACATACTGATAAAGTAAAACAATATGATCCTGTGAGAAAAAGATGGATTTCTAATAAAGATCCTAAAACATATTTACTCGAACATATTTTAAAGGGTGATTCATCTGATGGCATTCCAAATGTGTTGTCAAGTGATGATACTTTTGTTGTAGGAAAAAGACAAAAACCTATGACAAGAAAAAGATTGGATTATTATCTATCACTTGATGATAATTCTATAGAAAAAGAATTGGGTAAAAGATATCAAAGAAATAAAACACTTATAGATTTGAACTATATACCTGATAATATTGTTGAAAAAATTGACGATGAGAAAAATAAAAATCAAACCGATGATAGATCAAAAATGATGAATTATTTTATTGAAAAAAAACTTAAAAATTTAACTGAAAATATTTCTGAATTTTAATGGAGTTATAAATGCAAACCTCTACCTATGAAGTCTTGGAAAAAATTGGTAAACTAAGAAGAACAAAAGAAAAAGTGGATGCACTTAGAGCAAATGACAGTTATGTCATCAGAGTTATTCTACAAGGTGTGTTTGATGAATCAGTAAAATGGTTACTTCCAGAAGGCGATCCGCCGTATACACCTACTGAATTAGTAGACCAAGAAGGTATTCTCATAAACGAAGCAAGAAAAATACTTTACTTTGTAGAAGGATTTCACGATTTACCTACTGCAAAAAGAGAACAAATGTTTATCGAGCTTTTAGAGCAAGTAGATCCAAAAGATGCGACTCTACTGTGTGCTGTGAAAGAAAAGAAGCTGCCATTTAAGGGCATTACTATTCAACACGTTAAAGAGGCATTTCCAGGAATGATTCAAAATGGGTAGAGTTAAAAATAGATTTAAAGATTTTGATTATGAATATGATGAATATAATGATGATATTCTATTGAGAGAAGAAAAGAAAAAAAGGAGAAAACAAAGGAAAATAAAAACTGCACTGAAGACTAAAAATATACAAGAGCTTATGTCTTATGAGGATGATTACTGATGCCAACATACAGTTTTAAAAATAATTTAACAAATGAAGAGTTTACTGATTTTATGTCTATCTCTGAGTTAGATTCATTTTTAAAAGAAAATCCTCACATAGTTCAATTAGTCAGTGCTCCTAGTATTGTGTCTGGTGTATCAGGAAAGAAACCAGATGCAGGATTTAGGGATTTATTAAAGGACATGAAGAGTAAACATTCTAGGGGGATTTCACGTTCAACCATCAACACTTTCTAGAAGAAGGTAATACATGTCATCAAGAAGAGAAAAAAGAGTACTAAGAAAAGAATTAAAGAAACCATCATTCAACATAAGGACAATAAATCCATTAACTGAAAACCAGCAAGTAGCATTTGATGCTTATGATGACGGTAAAAATCTTATGTTACACGGTATAGCTGGAACTGGTAAAAGTTTTATATCTTTGTATCTTGGACTTGATGAACTATTAAACAACAACTCTAATTATGATAAAATTGTTATTATAAGAAGTGTTGTTCCAACAAGAGACATGGGGTTCCTTCCAGGCAATACTAAAGAAAAAGCAAAGGCATATGAATCCCCCTACTATGCCATTTTCACAGAATTGTTTGGAAGGTCTGATGCATACGACTATATGAAAAATAAAAATCAAGTTGAATTTATGACAACTTCATTTATTAGAGGTGTCACATTTAATAATGCTATTATTATAGTCGATGAAATTGCAAACTGTACTTTACACGAACTTGATTCTGTAATTACTAGAATTGGTAAAAATTGTAGAATTATGTTTTGTGGTGATTTTAGACAATCAGATTTCATAAAGAAAGCTGATAGAGGTGGATTACTAGATTTTCTACGTATTATTCAAAAAATGAAATCGTTTGAATTTATTGATTTTGATGAGAATGATATTGTTAGATCTAGTCTTGTGAAAGATTATATTATACAAAAGGACAGACTTAAAATTGCAACGCAAGCTATTTAATCATAAGCTTGTTACACCAATTGAACTGACAACTGAGAACATAGATAATAAAAGACACTATGTTTTACCCGATGGGGATAAGCTAAAGTCAGTCACAACAGTCTTGTCGGAGAAATCTGACAAGACTGCTTTGTTTGAATGGAAGAAAAGAGTTGGTGAAGAACAAGCACAAAAAATAACAACACAGGCATCTATTCGTGGAACAGCATTTCATAATATTGCTGAACGATATGTTTTGAATGAAGAAGATTATAAGAAAAAAGAAATGCCTGTCAACATAGATTCTTTTAATCAAATAAAACCTATGCTTGACAAATATGTTGATAATGTATATGGTACAGAGTTGGCTTTATATTCTAAAGTTTTAGGAGCAGCTGGAAGAACAGATTTAGTTGCTGAATATGATGGTGTTCCATCAATTATAGATTATAAAACTTCTCGTAAAATTAAAAAAGAAAAATGGATACAAAACTATTTTTTACAATCAACAATTTATTCTATGATGTTTGAATATCATTATAAAATAAAAATACCACAGATTGTAATATTAATGGCAGTAGACCACGAAAATCCACAGATTTTTATAAAACAACGAAAACATTATGTGAATGAAGTTATTAAAACTTTTGTAGGTTGATATGTTTATTGAATCTAAATATGTAGAACTGATATCCCCACAATTGAGAAATTTTAAAAAGACAGATAAA